AGGTATCGGAATGCGACCCTAACTATCTATGGAACCCTGATACTTGTCAATGTGATGCTTGTGATGTATTAGAATGTGATGAGGGAGAGGTTTGGAATGAGGAAACTTGTGAATGTGAAGACGAAGACTAATGGCTAAAAAGAAAGTAAATAAAAAGTTTGACTACGCTCCTAATATAACACCGATATATTTTGAGCAACAAACTGCACCTCGTATATCAGAACAAATAGGTATAGATTGGATATTGTATGGGGAGGGAGAATACAAAAATCTTTATCCTCAATTCATTATAGATTTATATTACAATTCTAGTACCCACGCAGCAGTTGTAAATGCAACTTCTGAAATGATTGCAGGGGAAGATTTGATATTAGATGTAGATGAGGAAACTTACGACCAAACATTATATCAACAAGCCCAACAAATTCTTGGTAGAATTAACAAAAGGGAAACTCTACACGATTTAGTTAAAAAGATTTCTTTTGACTTAAAATTACAAGGGTCTTTTGCACTTAATATAATTTGGTCACAAGATAGAACTCATATTGCAGAAATATATCATGTACCTGTTGAGAGATTAAGAGTAGGGAAACCAAATGAAATGGGAGTTATAGATACTTATTTTATTAGTCCTGATTGGAAAGATTATAGAAAGGTTGAAAACCAACCAACTGCAGTACCAGCCTATGACCCTAACGATAGGACAAGCCCTAGTCAAATACTTTATACAGGAACTTATAGTCCAGGAATGGATATATACTATACACCTGATTATTGTTCTGCTACTAATTGGATATTAACTGACCAACAAGTTGCAGAGTTTCATTTAAGTAATATAGCAAATGGTTTCGCACCTAGTTATTTTATCGCAATGAATAATGGAATACCAAGTGCAGAGGAAAGACAACAAATAGAACAACAGATTAAAGATAAGTTCGCAGGTGCGTCTAACGCAGGTAAGTTTATTTTAACTTTTAATGAGGATAGAGAGAGAAGTCCTGAAATCAATCCTATTCAAGTTTCAAATGCTGACAAACAATACACAGTTCTTAACGAATTAGTGATACAAAACATAATGATTGGACATAGAGTTACAAGTCCAATGTTATTGGGAGTTAAAACCGAGGGACAACTTGGTGGGAGAAACGAGTTGTTAGAGGCTTTTGACCTCTATTTGAATAGTGTTATTAAACCATACCAGAAACTCGTTCTAAGGACCCTTAAAACGCTCCTACGGGTGAATAACATCAATTGTCCTATTGCATTCCAACAAACAAGTCCTTTTAGTAATAAGTTTGGTTTTGAAACTATGAAAGAAGTTATGACGGAAGATGAAATTAGAGAGGAGTTAGGTTTAGAACCATTATCAGCAGGAGAGGAAACAGCCGAGGAAGAAATGTCTGCTCAAACATTCTCAAGATTAGAGAAATTTATAGAGGAGTGTGGAGAGGAAGAACCAGAGGATTACGAATTAGTGGATGAAGATGAAATACACGAAGAACATAGGGACTTTGATTTTGAGGAAGAATTAAATTCATATCACTTTGCAAGGTCAGGAAGTGCCGATACAAATGCTGATAGTGAGCAAGATGGTTTTAGTCCAAAGGCTTTATCTTTCTATAAAGTAAGATACAAATATAGTGAGGATAGTGGTTTGAGTAGAAAATCAGGACAAAGTAGAGAATTTTGTAATAAAATGATGGGTGCTAATTTAGTATATCGTAAGGAAGATATATTAGCATTGGAAAATGAAGCAGTTAACCCTGGTTGGGGAGAGGGTGGTTCAAGTACTTATGATATTTGGCTCTACAAAGGAGGTGGTAATTGTCATCATAGGTGGATAAGAAAAATATATAAACTAACACTAAACGAGGAATACCACGATACAGATGTAGAAATGGGAGAGTTAATTTCAACTGCAAAAGCAAGAAGTGAGGGCTTTTACCCTGAAAGTAACGATTATGATGTTGCAACTGCCCCAAAGAGAATGGATAAGAGTGGTTTCGTTAATAAAAAAGGATATTAAAATGAGTATAAAGAAAAGATTACAAAAGAATTTAGAAAAGATAAACTTAAAGAAAGTTGAGTTAAGTAAAATGGATGACCTAACAACTATTGCTAACAATTTAGAACAGACTTACAATGAGTTGGAAATTACAACAATAGAAACAAGTGAGAAAATAAATGGTTTCGCACAAGAGATAAATGATTTGATGGACCAAGCATTTAATAAAGGAGAAGACGCAAGTAACCAAGCAGATGAAGCAAAACAATTTGCAGATGATTTCAGATTAGAGTTACACGATATCTTTGGTGCTAGTGGCTTTCCACAAGAGTATGAGGAACTACACAATGATATTGAATACTATAGAGAACAAATACAATTACTAACTGGAATAATTGATGAGGACCAAACATATTATTCTCAAAATATAATGAAAGGATGAGCATAACAAAGAAAATTAAAGAGAACAAGAAACAGTTACTTAAAAAATCTGAAAGAGTATTATTACAATCTGTTAATAGTATCAATGACCGAATTAGTGTAGTGTATGAACAATGGTCTATGGCGAAAGATATGAATAGAGAAGCAAATAGTGGGTGGGCTGATTTACAAACTGCGTACTATGAATTACAACAACTACAAATAGGTTTAATGCAAACATTTGACGGAGCAGGGGATTGGTATACATTAGGAGAGGATGTTTCTAGTTTAGATGAAAAACTAACTGAATTAGGAATTGATATGACAACTGTATTAGATATGGATAGAGGCACATTATATAAATTGCTTGAAGATATTCAATGGGAGTTTGACGCTTACGAGGAATGGACAGGACACCTAGATAATATACCGAAAGGACCAATGAATTCATAGTATGCCATATGTATTATTCATATCGGAGAATGTATTAAAAGATAATACTGCTATCAATGGAAATGTTGATGTAGAATATCTATTACCATATTTGAAAATTGCTCAAAAGAAATATATTGAAGTTGCTTTGGGAACTGACCTATATGAAAAATTACAATCAGATATACAAACAAGTGCATTAGCAGGAAATTACCTAACATTAGTAGATGACTATGTACAGGACGCTTTAACACAATGGGCTTTTTATGAGTGTATACCTTTTTTATCCTACAAGGTAATGAATAACAATATAGTTTCAAAAACATCAGAGAACGCTAACCCTCTATCAGAAAGTGAAAGACAATTTGTTAGAGAAGAAGTAAGAAACACCGCAGAGTTTTATACTAAAAGATTAGTAGATTACATCTGTCACAATCAATCATTGTTTCCTGAATACTCAACTAATACTGGGGCTGATACTAGTCCGAGTAAAGAAGCGTACTATTCTGGGATAAATGTAGAAAATGTAAAAGGGAAAAGAAGACCGAATGAAATAACCTTGAGTGATTTTTTAGATTTCTAATATGGGATATAGACCAAAGAGGAAGAATGAACTACTACTTAAGAAAACAATGGAAAAGAATAATGACGAAAGACAGTATACAAGTAGTAATAGCAAACGCAGGGGGAATAGGAATAAGCCTATCAGGGTTAAATGATATTTTAACATTTGTATCTTTAGTATTAGCGATTGTATTTACTATATATAAGTTTAATAAAATGAAAAATGACGGAAAGAGATAGAAACTATCCTCCATTAAAGTATTTCAAAAGAAGTGAATTTGATAGCCCAGATGAAAAAGGTTCTGGGGATGAAATGTGTCCTGCTTTTTTACAAAAATTAGATGAGGCAAGGGCAATGGCAGGAATTCCATTTAAGATTACATCAGGTTATAGAACACAAGCCCACCACGATGACTTAACAAGACGAGGTTATCAAACTTCAAAGACATCTGCACACCTAAAAGGACTAGCAGCAGATATTCGTGTAAAGGATAGTAGGAGTAGGTGGTTGATATTAAACGCTCTTATCTTATCAAAGTTTAATAGGATAGGAATAGGGAAATCATTTATACATTGTGATGTAGATGAAACAAAGACAGGAAAAGTAATATGGACATACTATAAATAATAACTAAATAATTAAATTATGAAAGATTGGCTAATCAAACAAATGTTCCAAAGTAAGAAATTCTGGTATGCAGTAGCATCTATTGTTATACCAATGATTGTTTCCTTTTTAGGAGTAGATGAAGATACAGCGACTAAATTATTTTATGCAGCTTTAACCTTAGTCGTAGGACAAGGAATTGCTGATAGTGGGAAAAAGTAATAATGTTCTTGTTATAGGCGACTTACACGCTCCCTTTATTAAAAAGGGGTATTTAGAACATTGTAAGAAAATCTATAAAAAATATAAATGTAATAAGGTTATCTTCATTGGAGACATCATAGATAACCATTATTCATCATTCCACGATACCGACCCTGATGGTTTCTCGGCAGGACAGGAATTGGATAGGGCTATTGCTATGGTTCAAAAATGGCATAAGGCTTTTCCAAAAGCATTTGTATGTATCGGAAATCATGATGCGATAATATGTCGTAAGGCTTTTAGTGCAGGAATGTCTAACAGGTGGATAAGGGACTATGATGAGGTTCTAGGTACTCCTGGTTGGATATTTGATGAACACTTTGTTATAGACG